GACACAGCGGCTGCAATATGTTATAACAGACGCTCTTTGACTCGAAAGGAGTAACGAAATGAGTACAGAGATTGCTACATTGAACGACGCCTTTGGCGATATGGGTCTTGACCTCGCTGAGGCTATGGGCTTTGGGAATATTTCCACTGCCTCCTACTCTACGCTGCCGCAACTGTCTCAGCTTTATAAGGCCATGAAGGGTGAGATGGAAGTCAAAGGCCGCAAGATGACAGTTGAGACTATTCCGGGCGGCTACTACAAGTATGAAGATGCAGATGGCAATGTCACTTACAGTGACACTGTTACTGTTCGTATCTTCATGCAACGCTTCTTCTGGCAGCGGTATGAGAAGTTTGCCATGCCTGTTGACGACAAGCAGGGCCGCATGTTTGTGACTACTATGGCTACCAATATCAACAAGGGCGACCTGAAGGATAACTATGGTGGCTGGAACTGTGGCAGGCCCGGAGGCTTCATCAAGGATTACAAAACTCTCAGTGGCCCCCTGCAAGACATCGTGAAGCAGACTAAGCGTGTCATGGCAGTATTTGGCCTTGTGAAGCTGAACAATCCTACTGATGCCAATGGCAATGCAGTTGAACTGGAAGGGTGGCAGCCTTTCGTGATCAACGTGAAGAACCGCCTCAGCTTCAAGTCTATCGAAGATGGTGTCAAGCTCATTATGAAGAACAATCGGCTGCCTATTCAGTATACCGCTGAGTGGGGCCACTCTTTTGAGCCTCTGCCCAATGGTGAGAACAACTACTTCGTAACCATGAAGCCGCTTGAGGCTGTTCAACTTGATGCAGGGGATCAGCAACTCATGCGAGACTTTGTAGACTACGTTGAGAACAAGAATCGTGGTATCCTCACTATGTGGGATCGTGCTCATTCTAATGACATGTCTCAGGAAGACAAAGCCTTCATTGAGAACTTCATCAATGTAGGTAGTTCTGACTTTGAAGAAGTAGAGGCGGCGTAATGCAACATCCTGCTGAAGTAGCTTTGCATATGCTTCTGCAGGACGTAGCAGCAGGTCAGGGAGCAGTCAGCGATGACATCCTAGACCGTGTTGCTGCTGATGTGAAGGAAGCACTGGAGCGTCAACTGACATCCAAAGAGAGAGGCAAAAACTTCTCTCTGCGTATGTCTAACATTGGCAGGGCAAGGTGTCAGCTTTGGTTTGACAAGAATAAGCCTGAGGCTGCTGAACCTATGCAGCCTTTCTTCTTGATGCAGATGATCATTGGTGACATCACAGAGGCAGTCTTCAAGGGGCTGCTGAGGGCTGCCAGTGTAGACTTTGGTGATACTGAGACTGTAGTGCTGAAGATCGAAGGAGCAGAGATCAAAGGCTCCTATGATCTGTATCTCGATGGCAAGATAGACGATATCAAGAGTGCTTCACCTTGGTCCTACAAGAACAAGTTTGAGAGCTTCAACACTCTGGCTGACTCAGATAGCTTCGGCTATGTGGCTCAGCTTGTAGGCTACGCTTCAGCTAAAGGTGTAGATGTAGGCGGATGGTGGGTAATCAACAAGAGTGACGGTGCCTTCAAGTATGTGGCTGCAGAGGATGTAGACGTAGATGTGATCCTTGAAGATATCGCTTACACTGTCAACTACATCAACAATGATGAGCCATTCAGGCGTGAATACGATGCTCAGCCTGAACTCTTCTATGGCAAGCCTACGGGCAACATGGTGCTACCTGATGCCTGCACCTTCTGTAGTTACAAGAAGACATGCTGGCCTGAACTGCAGACACTGCCTAAGCTGGTAACTAAGGCTAACACTAAAGACCCTGCACCAACTGACTACGTATTCGTGTCGCCTGAGCATGAAGAAAAGGCTAAGGGGAATGCCAAGTAAAACAACAAGAAGGCACAATAGTAGAACTTATCGCAGCGGCTTGGAGGATCAGGTCGCTGCTTTTCTTTCAGATAAACAAAAAGAGGTGCGATACGAGAAGTTAAAGATCGAATGGGCAGACTTCCGCTACAGGACATACACTGCTGACTTCGTGCTTGACAATGGCATCATCGTTGAAACTAAAGGCAAATTCGATGTGGATGACAGGCGTAAGCATCAGGAGATAAAGAAGCAGCATCCAGAGTTAGACATACGCTTTGTATTCAGCAATAGTAATGCCAAGCTGTATAAAGGTAGCAAGACTACCTACGCCGAGTGGTGTGACAAGAATGGCTTCTTGTGGGCACACAGAGTTGTACCCTTGACATGGCTGAAAGAACGTGGTAAGCCGATAACTGCTACACGCATCAACGTGAAGGACAAACAATGACTTATCAGCTTGATCCATATGAGTATGCACTTATCCTGCGGCCATATGAAGATGACGACAATGACATGCACATGGCTATCGGGATGTGTATTCCAGACAACAACCATCCTGATGACTGGAGGAAGATGTCTGCACTGACGATGATGCTCTTGTCTGCAGCCTTTGTTTTGATGAATGAAGACGACGAGTTCTATCAGATATTGATGAATAAACTCAAGAGCCTGCGTGATACACCAGAAGAAGGCAACTACATGAACGAACTCTTTGACGATGAAGACGAAGTGTCATACGAATATGTGGACGATGAGAAGAAGGTAATAAAACTCAATATGTTTACGAAGATTAAAGGTTCAGCATGAGTGACCACGATCCTGTAAACAAGCCTGCCCACTACAACTTTGGCGGCATAGAATGTATCGACTATATCCGACAAGTCTTAGGCAAAGAAGGCTTCAAAGCATACTGCCTAGGCAACACCATTAAATACATCCATAGACACCCATATAAGGGCAAGCCTATGGAAGACCTCAAGAAAGCTCAATACTACCTCAACAAAGCTGTCACAACACTGGAGAAGAACAATGGCTGACGAAACTGTGAAAGAAGAAACCCCACTCAACCACAATCTTGCGCCTATGCTGCAGGAGTTTATCAAGACCTTTGGTGCATCGCTTGATATGCGCCTGTGGTATAAACTTGTGCAAGAAGAACTGGCTGAACTGGATGAGGCCATGCAGAAGGCCAACAAGGCTGAGACCCTGAAGGAACTGTGTGATGTTCTCTATGTCTACACTCCCTTCAATCATTTCATCCACCACGTTGTAGAGAATGAACTTCTGCCTGAGGATGAAGCAAAAGAGATTACTGACTATCTGCAGAGTAATCTTAAAATCTTCCAAAAGGCTGCTGCAATGTTTCCGCCTATGGTGGTATATGAAGCCTTCGTGCGTGTTCACAAGAGTAACATGTCGAAGCTCGGCCTTGATGGTAAGCCTATCAAACGGGCAGATGGTAAGGTTATGAAAGGCCCCAACTATGCGCCGCCTGATCTTAGCGACCTCGTTGAGGATGCAGCATGAAGTTTACTGTACGTGTAGAACTTGAAGTGGACGAGGATGGCAACATCCTCTCCACGACACCACAGCAGCATGAAGAAGATGTCAAAGAACTGTTTGAAGACTTGCTGTATGATGTGGATGATGTGAAGGCTGAAACTATAAGTGTGAGGAAGAAATGAACAACTACCTACCTACTGATTACCAAAACTTTATTGCTACATCGAGGTATGCTCGGTGGATTGAGGCAGAGAAGCGCCGTGAAACGTGGGCAGAAACTGTTAGCAGGTTCACATCAAATGTTGTTGATAACAAAATCAGCGACAAAACTGTTGTCAAACGCATCGAAGAGGCCATCCTCAACCTTGAGGTTATGCCCTCTATGCGAGCCATGATGACTGCTGGCCCTGCGCTTGATCGAGATAACACGGCAGGCTACAACTGCAGCTACCTGCCTGTCGATGATCCTAAAGCCTTTGATGAGGCCATGTTCATCCTGCTTTGTGGCACTGGTGTAGGCTTCTCTGTTGAGCGTCAGTATGTTACAAAGCTGCCTGAGGTGCCTGAGAAGCTGTTCAAGAGTGAAGATGTCATTGTTGTGCATGACAGCAAAGAAGGCTGGGCTAAGTCGCTGCGTAAGCTGATTGCTCTGCTTTACTCTGGTGAAATCCCTAAATGGGATACCTCTAAGGTTCGCCCTGCTGGAGCAAGGCTGAATACGTTTGGCGGCAGGGCTTCTGGTCCGGGTCCGCTTGAAGACCTGTTCCGCTTTGTCATTGACAAGTTCAGGGCTGCACAGGGGCGCAAACTTAGCAGCATCGAATGCCACGACATCATGTGCAAGATCGGTGATGTGGTTGTGGTTGGCGGTGTGCGTCGTTCTGCCATGATAAGTCTTAGCAATCTTAGCGATGACCGTATGCGTCATGCTAAGAGTGGTATGTGGTGGGAGAATAATCCTCAGCGTGCTCTTGCCAATAACTCTGTGGCATACACAGAAAAGCCTGACATGGAAACATTCATGCGGGAGTGGTTGTCTCTTGTGGAAAGCAAAAGCGGTGAACGTGGTATCTTCAACCGTGTAGCGTCACAAAAGCAAGCAACAAAGACGGGTCGTCGTGATTCTAACTTTGACTTTGGCACTAACCCCTGCAGCGAAATCATCCTGCGTCCGTATCAATTCTGTAATCTTACAGAGGTAGTTGTCAGGGCTATAGATACTTTGGAGACGCTTGAAGAGAAAGTTCGTATTGCGGCCATTATTGGCACTGTGCAATCGACCTTGACAAACTTCCCTTATCTGCGTAAGATTTGGCAGAAGAATACAGAGGAAGAGCGTTTGCTTGGTGTGTCGCTTACAGGCATCATGGACAATAGGCTGCTGAATGAAAATGATCCTGACTTGTATAACACGCTATTGAGGTTGAAAAATGTGGCAGTTGACACTAACGCTGAGTGGGCTAATCATCTTAACATACCTGCTTCAACTGCTATTACTTGCGTCAAGCCTAGCGGAACTGTCTCTCAGCTTGTGGACTCGGCTTCTGGTATCCATGCTCGTCACAGCGCCTACTATATTCGCACTGTACGTGGTGATAACAAAGACCCTCTGACGCAGCTTATGAAGGAGCAAGGTATCCCTGCTGAGCCTTGTGTAATGAAGCCAGATAGCACTACTGTTTTCAGTTTCCCCATGAAGTCGCCGGATGGTGCTATTACCCGTAATGACATGTCTGCCATTGATCAGCTAGAGATGTGGCTTACTTATCAGCGGTGCTGGTGTGAACACAAGCCTTCAATCACTGTCACTGTGCGTGATAATGAGTGGATGCGGGTAGGGTCGTGGGTGTATGACCACTTCGATGAAGTATCTGGCATCAGCTTCCTGCCTCACTCTGATCACACATATCAGCAGGCACCATATCAGGAATGCAGCAAAGAGGAATACGAAGAACTCTTTGGTAACATGCCCTACAAGATTGATTGGTCTAAACTTTCTGACTATGAGAAAGAGGACTCGTCTAAAGGAACAAGCACCTTTGCGTGTAGCAGTGGAGTTTGTGAGATCGTAGACCTAACGTAAGAAAGGAAGGGCATTGCAATTTGTCAAGATAACCGATGACATGTTGCTAAGAGCCAAGCATAAATCTGACGAAATGGGTAGTCTCAACAACAGCATAACTAAAGGAGGTGGAAACCTTGTTGGTTTTGCTGGTGAAGAGATTGCCCAATTCGTGCTTGGTGGCAAGATCGTGAACACATACGACTACGACATTGTGCTTGACAATGGCATAACAGTTGATGTAAAAACTAAGCGCACAACTGTTGAACCAAAGGACAACTACGAATGCAGTGTAGCAGCCTTCAATGTCAAACAGAAATGTGACTACTATGCGTTTACACGAGTGCTAGACAACATGTCTCATGGATGGTTCTTAGGTGTATACCCTAAAGAACTATACTTCAAGGAAGCCAAGTTGCTGAAGAAGGGAGATCGTGATCCATCAAACAACTTCACAGTCAAGGCTAACTGTTACAACATGATGATCGCAATGCTAAAGAAGGAGATTACATGAATAAAGCTATCGGTACTATTACATGGAAGCCTACGCCTAAGCACAAGAGGACTACACAGACTACAATCAAATCTAGTCATAAACGCTCTAGTACAAACAAGCATGACACAAGGAAGATGTATCGTGGGCAAGGACGA